AAACCACGGCAGACGCAGAGCCCCCCGGCGCGCCTCGCGGGGGGGCTGCTACTTTTACTTCCCTATCTAGCGCCTAGGTAAGCTACGGCAATGTTCACACACAACTTCCCACTGACCGTTGCGAAAACGGTCATACTGGCGAACATATACCGGCATTAGGCCGGAGCAATGCCCATTACAGGTCATTTTGCGTTCCTCCAAAATTAAAGGACATGCTACATTTTGCAAGCAACTTAATGTAAAAATGCTTGCCCCACGCCATTATTTGAAGGATAATCTCTGACCAGTCTATAAGTCTGTATTTATCCAACAATGCAGGCGGTTAGTGTAAAGTTGCACAAACAAATCACTAACTAACGCGGCTTGGGATGCGCCAACATTCCAAGTCGTTTTTCTTTATCAGAACCGCAAATTAAGCTGCTCTGGCATATAAGAGATTCCCATCTTGCTCAAAATAGTTTTTGAATACTCATCTGCTTGCCACTCTGCATCTTCCTGCTGAGTAGGCTTTATATCGCTGTAATGCAAATAGGTTTGATGCCCAAGCATTAGATGGCCAAGTTCATGGAAGAAGATAAAAATAGCCTCCGGCTCGCCATCACAGATGCGAGTATAGAGGCTTTCTGGCATACGGATAACACGGTTATGGCACATAGCTTTAGTAATATGTAACCACTCATTATCGGCAACAGGATCTATGATAATACCGTATTCGCCTAGCTGTTCCATGAACTGACCCATCTGTTTTGAAGTGTTTCTCTTAATCCCTAAAGCTCTTGAGGTAGCTATGGCAACCAATTGCACTTCATCAACTTCTAAAGGCATAACACGCTGCCCTCTTAAAATATAAGCACTACTCTGATTTGGCATTATCATTTTTCCCTTGTGTGGAGGTTAATTGAATCTCTGCTAATAGTTTAGCAAACAGTTCTAATTGCTTTTGATTTAAATCAGAATTTGCAAACCCAGCAACCAACATCTGATGCTGCAAGTTCAGTCCATCCAATGGTGCAACTTCATTAGCAACCATCGCCTTCTCCCTCAATTGCATAGATTCTATTGGATAATCTAAACTCGAAAAGAAGTCTTCAATATCACTAATAAAATCCATTGGCACTTTACTACGACCTGTTTCTATGGCACTTAAAAAAGCTGGTGATTTACCCAATGCCTCAGACATTGTCATCAACGTTTGCTTGGTTTTGCGGCGAGCCTCACGGACAGCTTCGCCGAATTTTGTCAGCCCCATGCTTGTCCCTTTTACATTAGTTGGTGGTAATTACTATTCGGTAGTCTGCATTATAGCTGATATGAAACCATAATTCAAGCATTTTAGTTGAAAAGTTGATTTGCAGCAGAAACAACGATGTGATAAAGCAACAGGCCAATTGCCTAGTCTGCCCCCGTGCGGGCTTTCCCAGCAGCCTGCGGACTGCTTTTGTTTTGCGCTTGACAGAATGAAACACTTTTGGTATAAATATGCTATATTTCGGAGAAATATGCGAATTGGCGATTTTCTCCTTTATTTTTTGGCAGCCTGCAGGCTGCCTTTTGCATTTCAGGAAGCCCGATATGGATAAAGCGAAACGCCCAGTCGGGCGACCGACAACATACAGTCAAGAAACAGCAGATAAAATCTGCGAACTGATCGCCCGTGGCATGAGCTTACGGGCGATTTGTTCATCTACCGATATGCCGGCTGGTGGAACGGTACACCGTTGGTTGGCGGAGCATCAAGATTTTCAGGAGCAATACGCACGTGCGCGCGAGGAGCAGGCAGACGGTTTCGCTGACGAGATTATCGACATTGCCGATTCTGTCGCCCCTGAAACGGGAGAAGTGGCAAAAGCAAAGCTGCAAATCGATGCCCGCAAGTGGAAGGCAGCCAAGCTTGCGCCGAAGAAGTACGGCGAGAAGCTGGAACTGGATGCCGATATGCGCGTGAAGGTAGAAACGCGATCACTGGAAGATATTTTCAAGTAAGCCTATGGCCAATCCGTATTTCAAGCCGCTTATCCGCAAGGCGCGTTACAAGGTGCTGTATGGCGGGCGCGGCAGCGGGAAATCGTATTTTCTGGCGGAATTGGCGGTGGAAGTGTCGCGCCGCATCGGTACGGTCATTTTATGTGCCCGGGAGTTTCAAGGTTCGCTGGATGATTCAGTCTATCAGCTATTGATTGAGACCATCGAACGCTTGGGTTACGCGGATGAATTCGACATTCTGAAATCCACCATCACCCATAAAGGCACGGGTGCAAAGTTCGTGTTTTACGGCATCAAGAACAACGTGACCAAAATCAAATCGATTCAGGGTGTCGGCGTGTGCTGGGTGGAAGAAGCCGAAGCGGTAACGAAGAACTCTTGGGATGTGCTGATACCGTCCATCCGTGGCGACAAGAATGCGGAAATATGGGTGAGCTTCAACCCGAAAAATATTTTGGACGATACCTATCAGCGGTTTATTGTCCACCCGCCCAAAGACAGTATCGTCTTGAAGGCCAACTACGACATTAACCCGCATTTTGCCGATACGCCGCTACTAGCCGATATGCTCGAATGCAAAGAGCGGGATGAGGACCTTTACCGTCATATTTGGCTGGGCGAGCCGGTGGCCGACAGCGAACTGGCGATTATCAAGCCAAGCTGGATTGAAGCCGCCATTGATGCGCATGAAAAACTGGGCTTCTCAGCCGCAGGCCGGCGCATCCTCGGGTTTGACGTGGCCGATGAAGGCGATGATGCCAACGCCACCGTATTGCGGCATGGCTCGGTCGTAACCGACATGCAGCAATGGCGCGGTCAAGACGTGATTTACTCCGCCGACAAGGTTTACCTGTACGCCCAAGAGCAGAATATTGACCGCATCGTGTACGACAACATCGGCGTGGGCGCTGGTGTGAAAGCGCAGTTCCGGCGCAAGAACGGCAAGGTGCAAACGCTTGGCTTCAATGCAGGCGGCGCAGTGTACAAGCCCGATGCCAAATACACTGACGACAAGAAAAACCGCGACATGTTCGCCAACATCAAGGCGCAGGCATGGTGGATGGTGCGCGATCGCTTCTACAAGACGTGGCGTGCCGTCCATCACGGGGATAATTACCCCGAAGACCAACTTATCAGCCTTTCAAGCAGCCTGCACGAATTGGAATACCTGACTGCCGAATTGAGCCGCCCGCAAGTGGATTACGACCAAAACGGGCGGGTGAAGGCAGAGAGCAAGAAAGACATGAAAAAGCGCGGTATCCCCAGCCCGAACCGGGCGGATGCGCTGGTCATGGCCTTTGCACCCGTACAGGGCGGGCTGAACATCAACCCCAAGATATTGAGCGGACTATGAGCAAAAAGAAAAAACACACAGACAAAGCCATGCGCCGCGCCCTGCAAAGGCTGCCTGAAAAGCAACCTGCATCATACAGCTTGGATTTTCCCAGCCTGCCGGACGGCGTGAAGCCAAATGGCCTAGCGATGGACAACAGCCCCTTAGGAAACTTCTGGGCTGATTGCTTTTTCGGCACCGGCTTTATCGGTTATCCGCGCTTGGCCGAGTTGGCGCAGATTTCCGAATACCGCAGCGTGAGCGAGACCACCGCCAACGAAATGACCCGCCAATGGATAGAAATCAAATCCGTGGGCGAAGAAGACAACAGCGAGACCATCAAGCAGATTGAGGAATGCTACGAACGGCTGAACGTGCGCGATGTGTTCCGCAAGGCCATCGAAACAGACGGCTTATTCGGACGTGGCCAAATTCTAGTGCAAATCAAAGACCACGACGGCAAACTCGCCAATCCGCTTCTGCTGACCGAGAAAACCATTGCCAAAGGCAGCCTGAAAGCCTTGGTAAATATCGAACCGATGTGGACGACCCCCGCGCCGTACAACGCCATCGACCCGACACTGCCCGACTTCTACAAGCCGAAGGCATGGTATGTCATGGCGCAGGAAATCCATGCCAGCCGACTGTTTACCCTGATTTCCCGCCCCGTGCCGGATATGCTCAAACCCGCCTACAACTTCGGCGGCGTGAGCATGACCCAGCTCATGATGCCCTATGTGGAACGCTGGCTGCGTACCGTGGATTCCGTCAGCGACCTGCTGCACAGTTTTTCCTTGTCCGGCATCAAAACCGACATGAGCGCGATATTGAGCGGCAGTGACGACGGCGACACCAACATCATGCTGCGCGCCGAACTGTACAACCGTTTGCGCGACAATCGCGGCCTGATGCTGTTGAGCAAAGACGAAGAAGAGTTCTTCCAGTTCAACACTCCTCTTTCCGGCTTGGATGCACTGCTTGCCCAATCGCAGGAGCAAATGGCCGCACCCAGCCATACGCCGCTGGTGAAGCTGCTCGGCATCACGCCCAGCGGCCTGAATGCCAGCACGGAGGGCGAGATTGCCGTTTACTATGACCACATCCGCTCCATGCAGGAAAACCTGCTGCGCGACCCGCTGGATAAGCTGCTCAAACTGGTGCAACTGCACCTGTTCGGCAAAGTAAACGACAACATCACGTTCGACTTTGTGCCTTTGCAGCAGATGAGCGAAACCGAGCTTTCCACCATCCGCAAATCCGACACCGACCGCGACGTGGCCTACATTCAGGCAGGCGTGGTATCGGCAGAGGAAGTGCGCGGACGACTGGCAAGCGAGCCGGACAGCGGCTACAACGGCATCGACGTGGAAGATGTGCCTGAAATGCCCGATGACGGCTTTTCAGACGGCCTGAACGACGGCGAAGGGGAAGAAGGTAGAGACCCTGCCGACCCAAAGCCTGAGCCTGCCCAAGATGCTGAATGGGACGAAAGTAAACACCCGCGTGCGGAGAATGGGCAGTTCGGGGAAGGAAGTGGGCAGCCTGAAAGACAAGACGGCCAACCCCAAGTAGAGATACCCGAAATTAAGGGTAATGAACTGGGCTTGTGGTCAAGCATGAAGGAGCTGCGCGAGAAAGCCCGGGCGTTCGCACGACAGTTTGTCGGGAAGACTTTTAAAAACCGAGAAACTGGGCATGAAATCATGGTTTCTATGAGCGGAGTAAAACACACCATCGCACACGGAAATGACGGGTTGATTAAAACCATCCCGATTATTCCGGATATGTTGCAGGCTGCGCATTTTCTTCACGCAGAGAAGCCAAAGATTGCAGACAGCAATGTTCTCGAAGTTGAGAAATATTCGGCAGACGTGGCGATTGAAGGGGAAGTAAGGCGGATGCTGATTACTGTGAAACACCAAACAGACGGCAGACGTTATTACGACCACGGGTTTTGGGTAGACAAATGAAAAAGGCAACGTTTAATCTACGGTATATCGCCAGTTGCTAAGACTGGGTTATTGAACCGCCGTTGCCTTGGGGAGCGGCATTTTCTTCAGGCCAGCATCTTAGCGCGTTCATATTACGCCACCTCTTTGCCTGTACAAATACCGCTTGATTCCATTGTATGCCAGCCACTCGTCGAAAGCAAGCCATGAAGTTATCCGCCCCGTCCGATAAAGACATCATCCTCAAGCCGATACAGCCCAACCTAGGCGTAGAGGCTGCCTACCGCAAAAGCCTGAAAAAGCTGTTGCGTGAAATGCGCGCCGACGTTCAGGGCTTGCTTGAACGGCACTATCCGAAAGGCATTGCCCAAGATAGTCTGACGGACGGCTTGCAGGCTGCTTTGTCCGCCCTGTTGCGTTATTGGCTGGCGAGGCTGGGGAAGCACCCCCCCCCCATTTCCCGGGGACTTGCC